AATAACGGAGTCTCAACATATATCACTGGTGGTCACTACATGTACTTGCAGTGGTCTAGCATTGACGTTGGTTTCCCAGACTTCAGAGAGGCTAACAGAATCCTTTACATTTACTGGGAGGCTTGCAAGGCTGACCCAAGATCATTTGGCATGGTTTACTTGAAGATCAGACGTTCTGGTTTCTCGTACATGGCAGATGGCGAGATTGTTAACATCGGTACAAACATCCACAACGGACGTATAGGGATTCTATCGAAGACTGGTCCAGATGCGAAGACGATGTTTACGGATAAGGTTGTACCTACGTTTAGAAATTATCCGTTTTTCTTTAAGCCTATTCAGGATGGTATGGATAACCCAAGGACTGAACTAGCATTTAGAATACCATCCTCCAAGATTACTGCAAAGAACTTTAAGACGATGCACGATGAGGAGGAGCCAGAGGAAGGTCTTAACACTACCATTGACTGGAAGAACACCGCAGACAACAGCTACGATGGTGAGAAGTTGCAACTATTAGTACATGACGAAAGTGGTAAGTGGTCACAACCAAATAATATTCTGAACAACTGGCGTGTAACCAAAACATGTTTGCGTCTAGGTAGAAAGATTATTGGAAAGTGCATGATGGGGTCTACATCAAACGCACTTGACAAGGGTGGTGAGAACTTCAAGAGATTGTACGAAGACTCAAGACCGAACAAGAGATCTGAGAACGATCAGACTAAGAGTGGTCTTTATGCTTTGTTTATTCCGATGGAGTGGAATATGGAAGGCTTTATAGATAAGTACGGAATGCCAGTATTTAGAAAGCCTGAAAAACCTATCATAGGTGTCGATGGTGAGGTCATAAACCTTGGGGCTATAGATTATTGGGAGAATGAAGTAAAGTCTCTTAAAAGCGATCCTGATGCTCTTAACGAGTTCTATCGTCAGTACCCTAGAACAGAGTCTCACGCTTTCAGAGATGAGAGTAAGCAGTCCATATTTAATCTTACCAAGATATATACTCAGATTGACTTTAACGACAGCTTGATTGCTGGCAGCTTTACTACTAGAGGATTCTTTAGCTGGAGAGATGGTAAGAAGGACAGCGAGGTTGTGTGGACTCCAGATCCAAGGGGTAGGTTCAACATATCCTGGGTTCCTCCACGTGGTCTACAGAACAGAGTTGATAGGAGAGGTGACTTGTTTTATCCAATGAACGAACACATTGGTGCGTTCGGTTGTGACTCCTACGATATTTCTGGTACTGTAGATGGATTTGGATCTAACGGGGCATTGCATGGCTTGACTAAGTTCAACATGGAGGACGCTCCAAGTAATGAGTTCTTCTTAGAGTATGTGGCACGACCTCAGACGGCAGAGATATTTTTTGAGGAAGTATTGATGGCATGCTTCTTTTATGGTATGCCAGTCCTTGCCGAAAATAACAAGCCAAGATTACTGTACCACATGAAGAACAGAGGATACAGACACTTCTGCTTGAACAGACCAGATAAGCCACTTTCAAAGCTATCACCAACAGAGAGAGAGCTTGGTGGTATACCCAACTCAAGTGAAGACGTAAGGCAGGCTCACGCATCAGCTATTGAGACATATATTGAGAAGAATGTTGGCTTTGATATGGAGGGTACTTATAGAGATCCATCAGAGATGGGATCGATGTATTTCAACAGAACTTTAAATGACTGGGCTAAGTTTGATATTAGTAATAGAACAAAATACGATGCCTCTATTAGTTCTGGTTTAGCTATTATGGCTAATCAAAAACACATGTATCAGCCTGAGAGAAAAGAGTCAAAAATAAGCATTAAATTTGCAAGATACAAGAACAATGGGACAACCAGTCAAATAATTAGCTAATGCGGAAAGAGTCGAATATAAACATATCTCCGATCCAGTTTCCAAGTCAGCTTGCCACAGATGCAGAGAAGGCGAGCGTAGAATTTGGATTAAGAGTTGGACAAGCCATTCAATACGAATGGTTTAGGAGAGATAGCGGATCTGCAAGATATTACAACCAATGGAAAGACTTTAATCGTCTTAGGTTGTATGCTCGTGGAGAACAGCCTATTCAGAAATATAAGAACGAATTAGCTATTGATGGTGACCTTTCCTACTTAAACATTGACTGGACCCCAGTTCCAATTATCCCTAAGTTTGTAGACATCGTTGTTAATGGTATGTCTGACAGACTTTTTACAATTAAAGCCTACGCTCAAGATGCTCTTTCTGCCGATAGGAGAAATCAGTATCAGGACATGATCGAGGGAGAGATGGCAGCGAAAGAGGTTTTGATGGAAGTTCAAGATAAGTTTGGTGTAGATCCTTTCATGGTAAGCCCAGAAGATTTGCCAAACGATGACGAGGAGCTATCTCTATTTATGCAGCTTAACTATAAGCCTTCTGTAGAGATCGCAGAAGAGGAAGCTATTAATACGATTCTTTTAGATAATCACTACGATGATATTAAGAGACGTTTTGATTATGATCTAACAACAATTGGTATCGCTGTTGGTAAGCACGAGTTTCTTCCTGGGGAAGGCGTAAAGATTAACTATGTAGATCCAGCCAACGTGATCTACAGCTACACAGAAGATCCATACTTTAGAGATTGTTTCTACTGGGGTGAAGTTAAGACAGTTCCAATGAGTGAACTAATTAAGATCAACCCTAGACTTACTAAAGAGGAGCTAGAAGAGATTTCAAAAACTAACCAGTCTTGGGGTGAGTACTACTCTGTATCAAGATTTTATTCTGACGATGTTTTTTCAAGAGACACATGCACTCTTCTTTACTTCAACTACAAGACCACAAAGACTTACGTTTACAAGAAGAAGATTCTAGACGGTAACGCTGCTAGAGTAATTGAGAAGGATGAGACATTCAACCCTCCAGTTGAGATGATGGAGGAAGGTAGATTCGAAAGAATTGAGAAGACTATTGACGTGTGGTATGAGGGTGTAATGGTAGCTGGTACTCAGATTGTTCTTAAGTGGCAGTTGATGGAGAACATGGTAAGACCAAAGTCTGCATCTCAGATGGCTATGCCAAACTACGTTGCAGTTGCTCCAAGAATGTACAAGGGAACGATTGAGTCTTTGACTAGACGAATGATTCCTTTTGCAGATCTTATCCAGATCACACACCTTAAGTTGCAGCAGGTTATTTCAAGAATGGTACCAGACGGTGTGTTCATTGACGCTGATGGTCTAAATGAAGTTGACCTTGGTAACGGTAACGCTTACAATCCAGAGGATGCTCTAAGACTATACTTCCAGACTGGTAGTGTTGTTGGACGTAGCTACACTGGAGACGGTGACTTCAACAACGCAAGGGTTCCTGTACAGCCTCTCACAGGCACTACGGGGCAGTCTAAGATGGCCGCACTAATAAACAACTATAACCACTACCTTGAGATGTTGCGTGGCGTGACGGGGTTAAATGAGGCTCGTGACGGAAGCGATCCAGATCCACGTGCTTTGGTTGGTGTACAGAAGCTTGCAGCACTTAACTCAAACACTGCAACAAGACACATTCTTGATGCAAGTTTGTTTATGACTAAGACATTTGCTGAGGCACTTAGTGTTAGGGTTTCTGACATCTTGGAGTATGCTGACTTTGCAGAAGAGTTTGCGATGCAGATCGGTAAGTACAATGTTGGTATCCTAAGAGATATCAAGGACTTGTACTTGCACGACTTCGGTATCTTCATTGAGCTTTCTCCAGACGAAGAACAGAAGGAGAGACTTGAGCAGAACATTCAGATTGCTCTATCTAGAAACGATATCAACCTTGAGGATGCTATCGACATCAGAGAGATCAAGAACATTAAGATGGCTAATCAGCTTCTTAAGGTTAAGAGAACTAAGAAGATGGAGACTGATCAGAAGAACGAGATGATGAAGCAGCAGATGCAGGCTCAGATCAACATGCAGTCTCAGGAGGCAGCTGCTCAAATGGCAATTCAAAAGATTCAACTTGAGACAGAAAGTAAGATTCAACTCAAGCAAGCTGAGAACGCAATGGATCTAGAGAAGCTTAAAGGAGAGGCAATGTTGAAGCTACAGTTGATGGAGCGTGAGTTTCAGTACAACATGCAGTTGAACGGTATGCAAACTCAGTTGCTTAAGGATAGGGAGGAGATGAAGGAAGATAGAAAAGACCAGAGAGTAAGCAAGCAGAATACTCAACAGTCAAAGTTAATTAGTCAAAGAAAAAATAACTTACCTCCAATGAAGTTTGAGTCAAACGAGGACACTATGGACGGATTTGACATGGCTTCATTCGAACCAAAATAAATTAAATAATAACTAAATTTGTAATCAAATGGAATTAAAAGTAAGAGTACTAGATGATGTGGAGCAGAAGTCTGCTCAACAAATCGAAGAAGAGTTGCTTAAGAAGCACGAAGAGCAGGTTGCAGCTACTGAAACTGTAGTAGAAAATGTAGCCCCAGCTCAAGAAGATTTAAGCGAGGATAAAGTTCTCGACTTTATTGACAAGAAGTACGGAAAGAAACTCTCAAGTGTGGAGGATCTATTCGCGCCACAGAAAGAAGAGCTCCCAGAAGATGTTTCTGCATTCTTGAACTTCAAGAAAGAAACAGGAAGAGGGCTTAACGACTTTATTAAGATCAATACTGACTTGAGTTCAATGAACCCAGATCAGTTACTTAAAGAATATTACTCTCAAAAGGAGAGTGATCTTGACTCTGAAGAAATTGAGTACTTGATAGCTGATAAGTTTAGTTATGACGAGGATCTCGATGACGAGAAAGAAATCAAGAAAAAGCAGATTGAAAAGAAAAAAGAACTTGCAAAAGCTAAGAAGTTCCTTGAGGAACAAAAGCAGAAGTACAAGGCACCGCTTGAGTCAAGCTATGGTAGTCTTTCTGCCGAGGACCAAGAGGCACTGAAGGCTTACAAGGAATACTCAGCGAAAGCTAATAGTAGCCAAGAGCTTGAACAACGTCAGGCAGAGTGGTTTCTTAAGAAGACAGATGAAGTTTTCAATAACGATTTCAAAGGTTTTGATTTCAAGATTGGAGACAAAGAACTGAAGTTTTCACCAGGAGACCATAATGAACTGAAGAAGGCTCAGTCTAACATCAACAACTTCATTGCAAAATTTGTAAACAATGATGGGTTGATCGAAGATGCAAAAGGTTACCACAAGTCATTAGCTGTTGCTATGAACCCAGAGAAATTCGCTAAGTTTTTCTATGAGCAGGGGATTGCTGACGCTGTCGAAAAGGAAGCTAAATCAAGCAAGAACATAAACTTCGAAGTAAGAAGATCCCCTGAAGTGATGAACAAGGGAAGTTTCAAGGTTACTAGCGTAGGAGACACCGATGGTCGAGGTCTTCGAATTAGGTTTAAAAAATAAAACAACAAAACAATGGCAGGATCAGTACAAACTGTACCTGGCTTTCAATTACAGCCAAGTGCAGAGAGAGTAGCACTCTCAACAAATTACATTACCGACTTCAACTTCTTGAACCAGTATCTACCTGATACTTACGAGAAAGAATTTGAGCGTTACGGTAACCGAAGCGTAGCATCTTTCTTGAGATTGGTGAGCGCAGAATTGCCTTCTACTTCTGACTTGATCAAGTGGACTGAGCAAGGACGTCTTCATACTAAGTATGTAAACGTAACTCAAGATGGAGCCGCTGGCGACTCTAATGCAACTTTTACCGTACCTGCTGGTCAGCTATCTGGTAAAGGATTTGTAAACGGTAGCATTGCTATCCGTGTTGGACAAACTGTCCTTATTTCTGAAGAAGGTGCTGGTGCTCAAGGTCTAAACAAAGGTATC